CTGTAGCGAGACCAAGTATGTTGGTTTGAATTGCACCTGACGTTGCTACCTTACAAATGTCAGAATTGTTTACAACAACACTTGGAGCATTTGCCGTAGGTACAGATTTATCCGTAACCACGGTGCTAGACACAGTATTTGTGTCTGCACCGTTCGCACTAGTTATTGCACTAACAACTAATATAAAAGTTAAAACTACAAAAAGTGTTTTCACTAATAAGTTGTATAAATTTTTAACAATTCTAAAACTATAGTAGCTGTATCATCATTTGTTACTGAAAGAAATTTAATATCTAATCCTCCAGTTGCTCCACCTGTTCCAGGTGTTAAAGGATTTGTTAATCCTCCAATAGCACTAAAATCTTTTGAATCAGCATAATTACAAGTTATAGCTTGTGAATTAGAAGTTGCTTTCCATTCCACTAAAAGTGGTTTGGTAACAGCAGTGTTATTAACACTCCACCATAATTTATTAATAGTAAGGTTGGTACAAACATCACCACTGTTAGCAGTGGCTCCTGTAGCAAATCCTTTAGAATTATTCAAATTAGCCGGCACAATTGTAAAAGTTTCAGCTGTAGTAGCAGCTATCTTAAAATTTATTGTGAAAATAGCTTTTCTAGTTCCGTCAAATTGTTTTGTGACTACTTGCGTCATATTTTTCTCCTGTTAAGGGTGAGGTCATTACACCTCACCCAGAGTTTATTTATGCTAAGTTATTGTTTTGAACATAAAGTATAGTTACTGTAGCAACACCTGTTGTGCCATTACCAGTGCCTGCTGTGTAAGTTGCAGTCACACTCACATCACTTGTACCAACATCATTAGCCGCTGAAGTTGTACCTCCAGTGTGTGTTACACCTAATGCTTTAACGTTTGTGTCTGACATAAAAGCGTTTGGATCGGCTACTGTGCCGATTTGCACTACGCCAGTACCACCGTCATTAGATACAGTTGTAACATTCAAAATAGCATCTACTATTTGTGAATTTGCCGGTATGATACCAATTGTTGTTGTATTTGTAGCACCAATAATATCAATTACTGCTGATTGAGACATTAATACAAACCCTGTATTAACACTTGCTCCTTCTCTTACAGTTCCAGCTTTTACTGGTCCCGAAAATGTAGTTGTACCCATGTCAACCTCCTTATAGTTGTCTTGTTAAGTCTTGAGTATATTGTATTTTAAAACAAAAAAGGCGCTCTTACAAGCGCCTTTTTCACCTAAGAAAGATTAGTTAAATTTTAAGAACCTTGAGATGCATAAACACATCTAGGATCAGAGAAACCAAAGCTATATCTTTCACGAGCTTTGTATCTCATATTTCCAGTGTCAAAATCACCTTCCATAGCAGTTGTAATTGGTGTTCTTACAAAATGCTTGAAGCCGTTTGGACAATCGGTTTTAATAAAGAATGCATCAGTATCAGTTAAATAATGATTTACACTGTATCCTTGAGGAATATATCCTGATTGATTGAATACGTTGATATCATTATCAGCTGTACCTACTCTACCACTTGAATTCATTAATCTATCAGCTACAAATTGTAAAGCTGAAGGAATAATCATTTTCATTGGTTTCAATGCAATTTTCAAACCTCTTTCATCAATAAAAGCGGCAACATCAATAACTGCTTGTTCAAGAGAAGTCTCGTTCAAGTCAGCATCTGTAGCACTTCTATTAGAGAAGTTTCCACCTGTTAAAGTTGGGTGAGCAGTAGAAGCTAAAGAAACTCCGTCTCCACCAAAATCAGCAGCGTTTGCAGAAAATGCATTGTTAAGAATATTAGCACCCTTAACTTGTTTAGTATTAGCCATCGAACGAGCTAGAGCTTTTGTATATCTAGCACTGACTCTGTCGTAAAGGTTATCCTCTACAGCTTCTTCAGTGATAGCAAAAGCAAGAGCAATAGTTTCGTTAGTGTATCTCGCAGTGAAAGATTCTTGTGCAGTATCATAATTGATTGCCGCACCTTCGTTTTTCACAGGAGCACCAGCGAACCCACCTAACATTACTTCTTCTTCAAAAGCTCTGTCTGAACTTTCTTGGTCGAAGATTTCTGCTGCTTCGTTCTCATAGCGTTTGTATTCTAAGCCAAAGAGAGCATTTAAACCCGGCTCTAATTCTTTGGCTAACTGGGATCTAGAAATAGCCATATATTATATCCCCGCTAAGTTAGTGTAAGCATGATCGTTAATTCTAACAACCAAGTCTACGTTTGTTTCACCAGCAGTATTGTTAGGAGCTTGAACTATTCCTATAACTCTTAACTGCTCATCAGCAGCTCCAAGTCCAGAAAAGTCAAGTTCCATAGAACTCATACCGTTAGTCGTGTTACCATTTGCGTTACCTACCATAGGTGCATTGGCTCCTACCGATGTTTGATCGGCAGCACCGTCCGCTTGAACGATGAATAGTTGATCTGGATCATCATAAACTTTAATTTCCGCAGCTACTGTACCTTGTGTTACAGTTCCCGCTGGCCAATAGTTCTTCCAAATTGGTTTCCCTGTTGAATCAGTGTAGTTTACACCACCACAAACTCCTACAATTTTTGCAGAGTTTGATTTAGCGTCTACTGCTATTTCAATAGTTCCATCAGCTTTTAGTTGAACGGCTGTACCATTAAAGATGTTTGATGCGTAACCAGAAGCAACTTTATAAGTAGAGAAACCAGCTGTTTCATACTTGTTACCAAGCATTTTAACAGGAACTAGTCCTCTAGGCGCATCTACATTTGCCATAATTTACTCCTTTTCTAGAAGCATCACAATCCCGACCAATTCAGAATTACTGATTGCCTCCAAATGTTACTTTTGAGCTCCTATTACTTGACATAGGCATGCTCGGGTGCTCGTCTTTTAGAACCTCATTGTCTATAGCTTCTTGTACTTCTTTAGACTTTTTCTGGAAATATTCATTTCTAGATTTAGCCATTTCAAGAGGAATTTTAGCTAATAGCAAACCTCCAACTCCTATGGTGCCCTTGTACTTACCTTCTGACATAGCAGGATATTTCATTTTATCTTCTGCTGAAAGTTCATCTTCTCGAACCAGTTCATACCCTTCTCTCAATCTTGATGTAATATTTTTATCATCAGGTTGACCTTGAAGAGACTCCCTAATCCAACGATATTTGAACCCTTCCGGTGGTGCAGGTGCATCTAGTTGTCTCGGTGGGGACCAGACCGTTTTACGAGCTTGTAAGTCCCTAGTTTCAGCGTGTCGAGTAGTTTTTTTTAGTTTTACGTTATCCATATTTTACTCCTTCACGAATTTTGCGTATTCATCTAATGGCACACCTAGCTTTTTAGCTATGGCTACTTGTGATGGTGTGAGTTTCACAGTACGGCGCCCAGTTTTACCTCCAGTTCGAGCATTTGTAGTGCCAGCAACAGTCTGAGCGACTCTATTACTAACTGCACTCGATCTGGAATTCGTTGTTCCTACTTTATCAGGAAAATAGGTTGAAAGTCTATTATTAATTTCAGTGTAGTATTCATCTGATTCAGGATTAACTCCTTCATTTACTAAATTAGTATGAATGCCCCATGTAGCAAATGTCATTACTTCATCTTTACCATCTCCTTGACCGAACCATGGATTGTCTTTAGCCCATGCTTGAGCTTTTGCACTTGGTTGAGATCTTGGTTGAGTAGGAGGTTTAACCTGCTGTGTAAACTCAGTTGGAGCTTGTTCAGGAACCTTTGTTTCAGATTCAGTAGACTTTGCTTTATTTTTTAAAGCTAATACTCTTTGTTTTTGAACAGAATTATCAGATAAAGCTGCTTGTATTTCTGCAACTTTTTCAAAATCTTGATTTTGATGAGCTGATGCTAAATCTCTTTTAAGATTTACTTCTGTAACATCTACTTTTTGAGCAACTTCTTCAATATAGCTATCGTCTAATGAACTTACTTTTTTTTCTAATTCATCATTTCTTTTTTTAGCGTTTTCTGCAAATTGTAAAGCGGCTTCTTTTTGACGTTCTTCTTCACGCCATTTTTTTGTTAAATCATTTATTCTTTTTTTAACTCCAGAAGAATATTCTTCATGTTCAGAATTTTCTTGTGTATTTGTTTCTACAGGAGTTTCTTGTGTTGCTTCATCAACAACGTCTTTTAATTCTATATCTATTGATTCTCCTGTATCTTCAATAGGTATTGTTTTTTCTTCACTTAGTGCTGGTTGTGCTTCTGGCATGACTATCTCCTCATGTTAGTTTGTTAGCGGTGATAAAACGTATTCAGGATCTTTAACAACTGCCATAACTTCGTCGTCATTAAGTAATCTGAGTTCTCCACCGTCGATTTTAATTCTTGCTCCGGCATATCTACCGAAGAGTA